CGCTTTGGTCTTCCGTATGCAAGCCGGTATTCCCGGTGAAGTCAGCCGCTTTCAGACACTTGGTACCACGATTACCCCTGAACTTCAGAACGCAGCAACACCGGTACGCGAATACGGTGTGCCGGTTATTATCAACAATTCTGGTGTTCGGCCGCCAACAGCAGCCGATACGACGGCTGATATGGAGATGGGGTTCTTGGTACGTCCATTCCCTGGAGCTGATCTTACTGTGGCTTTCCCTGGGGGTAGTATTCCTTTTGGTGCGGGCGTACCACCAGCAACAGGTGTGGTTGATATCTTGCGACGTGGCTTTATGACGGTACGTCTTACTGGTGTGACTGCACCACAGCGGCAAGGTGCTGTCTATGTATGGACCGCGGTTAGTGCTGGCAACAATGTACAAGGACGTGTTACTGCGCTTGATCCCACAACCAGCGGGTTCAAGATGAATAAGGCGTTCTTTCGTGGTCCTGCCGATGCTGCTGGTAATACCGAAATCGGTTACAACATCTAAGGTAAATGGCGGAACCGCCCAAACGTTTTAGAGGGGTTATTAATATGTTGACCTACGACGCAGTACGGGCGGGCGCACCGCGACTTGACCGAGTTTACACTACGCATGATGGACGAACCGTTGACAGTGCCGGTGCGTTTCTAACGCATGAACTGGAACGGCTTGACCCAACATTGCATATGCCATTGGCCGCAGTGACTTGGGGACGTGATGTCGATCTGCGTGAAGATGTTACACTGGCGGATGAAAGCGCGTCTTTCACTAATAGTACATTTGCTGCGCCAGGCGGTATTGTACCAACTGGCATTAATTGGGGTGGTAAGAACACAACTGCTATCCCCGGTATCGCGGTTGACATCAGCAAGACCGCTCAGCCGTTGATTCTGTGGGAAATGGAACTAAAGTATTCCATCCCAGAACTTGAGTCGGCGATTAAAGTTGGTCGTCCTATCGATCAGCAGAAGTTTGAGGGTCTTAATCTCAAACACCAGATGGATATTGACCAGGTAGTTTACGTCGGTGATCCTACCGTTAGTATGACTGGGTTGTTTAACTCGGCAGCGATTACTCCAACTACTGCTGCTCCGGTTGGTACTGGTAGTTCGCCGTTGTGGTCGACCAAGACACCAGCGCAGATCCTCGCCGATGTCAATACCTTGTTGCAGAACACCTGGGCTGCTACTGGTTATTCGGTGATACCGGATCGTATTTTGGTACCACCAGTTGCTTATGGGCAGTTGATTAGCCAGGTGGTAAGTTCCGCAGGTAATATCTCTATCCTGAAGTTCTTGGAAGAGAACAACCTGTCGGCACAACGTGGTGGTAAGCTGAGTATTCTACCTGTTAAGTGGGCGATTGGTATGGGTGTCGGCGGTACGCCGCAGGTACTTGGTACTGTTGACCGTGCGTTGGCATACAGCATGGATCCACAGCGGGTGCGTTATCCGATGACGCCATTGCAGAAGACCCCGATTCAATATGTCGGCATCTACCATGTAACCACATACTACTGTAGGTTGGGTCAGTTGGAACTAATTTACCCTGAAACTGCGGCATATATGGATGGATTGTAATTGGTAGGTGTTTGTTTGACACACAACTAAGATTGGAGCATCCAAATGCCGCAAGTCTACATCCCAGAACCGGGTGTATATGTTCAGACCGCAGCGTCTGCTGAATACCCAGGTGGTCAAGTAGTTCATCTGTTGCCAGGTTGGAATGAACTTGATCCAACTATGGCTAAGAACCCGGTATTGGCTGGTCTGGTACCAGAAGATGATGCCGCGCAGAAACGACGTTTTCAAATCTACCAAGCACAACAGGCGCAGGCGGAAGCCACTTCCAAGGCGCAGGTTGAGTACACCACAGAAGCCATTAAAGTAGAAAACGAAGCTCTGGAAGCCATGCGTAAGGCTGAAGAGGAACGTGCCAAGCGTGTCGAAGAAGACAAGAAACGTGGTGTCACTCGTACAGAACCCCATCCTGATCCCGAGGCACAACACGCTGTTGCTATTACTCAAGTACCAGGCGCACATACGATGGTAAGTGCTGCTGGTATGGTAGGTAGAGCCGAGCCGTTGCCTGCTCCCACACCACCAAATGTAATAGATAACACATTGCCGCCGGAAGGCGAGGGTGGTGCTGCGCGGGGTGGTCGTCGTACTACGGTGTAAGTACTAATGCAAGGTTGGCAACACCGCTTGATGGATGAGCGCGAGGAATTGTCCAGTAAACTAAAAAGACTGGAACAATTCCTCGCCGACGAAAGTAACTGGAAGGATATTCCAGTAAAAGAAGTGGCATTACTTATCACGCAGTCTTATGCTATGCACCAGTATCTTGATATACTGGATGTGCGGCTGACTTATGTGAAAGATTGAGTTAATGCCACTAAAGTCTGGCAAGAGTGACGAAACAGTAAGTAAGAACATTAGTCGTTTAGTCCACGAGGGGTATGAACAGGCCCAAGCTATTGCCATAGCAATGAGTGAAGCCGGACGCTCAAAGGATGCTGGTATGAAATCGCAAAAAGACAATATGACTTCTTCGTCGCTGGGTACTTCTGGCATGTCTTCGACTGCCGGCTCTAGTGGTATTATCAGCGATAAGAATGCTGATGGCAGCACCAAAGATGTTGGTGCTTCCAGCACGGTTGGTGGCAAGACCACTGGTTATAATATAAACACTAGTACCGATACGGATGATGCTGGCACTAGTGAAGGTGCTAAGAAAGCTGCGCAGACGCGTAAGAGTGGTGGTGTGCCTGGTGGTCGCGCAGCACAAGCTAGTACAATAAAGGCGGCGTATGAAGGACGTGCGCAGCAACGTATGTCCCAAGGTAAACAGCCTTTTCCCACACGATCCACTTCAGGACGTGAGTATAAGGACGAAGACCCAGGCTTGATACTTGATGCCGAATCTGATGTACCAGAACGTCAGGACGAAATTGTTGGTGATATTCCTAAAGAGAAAGCACAAGAACCCAACGATAAATCGACATTGCCAGACGTTAAAATGCCTGCGCGAACGATGACGGCTTCGTTGGTACCTGTTGTACCCTTGTCTATTCCAGTAGGTGATCAATCACTGTCCAATATGAACAGCCGCAATCGTAACTTCTGGAGGCGATAATGCATATCGACTTGAATCGCCAGGATGTTGAGTTGATTATTCGCCGCTTTAACGAGGCAGAACAAAAAGACATCGATGAGCAAATCTTGGTAAAGAAATTGCGTGATTCTTTTCCCGAGAAAGCCCGACATCCTCTGCGTGCTTATCTAAATGATTTTCAGAAAGAACCAGTAATACCGCCGGCACCAAACGAGTAACAATAATGACCGACTTTGTTGTTACCATTACCGATCAGGCGCAGCTTGATGGTATTACCTGGGCGCGTGAACAATACAACTTAGCATTACCGGCAGTACCTGATAATATGTCGGATATTCCACCAACACCTGCCATCGATACTGACGAAGAGTATGTACAACACGTAATGGAACATGCGGCGATGTCTTACGCCGATCAGAAGCTTCGGGCGGAGCATCAACAAAATTACCAAGATGCGGTTGAGGCTGCTGGTAGAACGCTCATATGACCAGAACTGCTGAAGGTAGTTTTGCACCAATCCGTCCAGACGAGTCGGATTTCTTTGCGTTCGACTTTAGTAAAGAAATTGGTATAGCTGCCAGCTTTATCGGGTCAATCACCGACGATACCTTGACGGTTTCGGTGGTACAAAATGGTACTCTGCAAGTTGGGCATTTGATTCTTGCGGCTAATGTAATACCTGGTACTAGAATTATAGCTTATGCCAGTGCGAATGGTGGTGCTGGTACTTATACGATAGATTTGGTGCAAACGGCTGTTAGCTCGCCGATGACTGTCGCGGCGGATATTGCTGCTGTTACTTGGACTTGTGTGGTGCATGAATATTCACGCGTGAATGATCCCACACCAGACGCACGCTTGCTTAGTGATCCAACCATTTCACGCAATGTCACCAGTATCTTAATTGGTACGATGATTGACGGCGTGACCTACATGCTGACCGCTACATCAACTTTGAGTGATGGGCGTGTGTTGGTGTCAGCCGCCGACGTACAATGTGTTCTGGCACTTTCACCAGAAGATGACATACTTACCGTTGCTGAATTTAGAACAGTGTTTCCAGCATTTTCTAACGAAGCGGTCTTTTCCGACGCCACTTGTGCTTATTGGATTTACCAAGCTACCACGATGCCGGTGATTGATGCGGATCGTTGGGGGCAATTTTACAACATGGGCATTTGTCTGTGGGTGGCGCATGTTTTGACGTTGGGTAATGCTTCGCGTAATGCCATGAGTAGTGGCGGGGGTGGTTTAGGTGCTGGCGTACCAGCTAGTAAGTCGGTCAATGGGGTATCGATCAGTTACGATACCACATTGGGACAAGAAGCTAATGCTGGTTGGTATGGTTTGACTACTTACGGTAATATGTTTTTGCATTATCTGCGTATGGCTGGGGCTGGACCAATACAAGTTGGTACTGGTTACTACTGGAACTTGCCAGGTACGGTAGTTACTCCTGTACCACTTGGTGGTAGACCTATTATTCCTTGGACCCGGCCTTGGTAATTAAAATGTATTCGTTTTGGAATTCGGGTTGGAACTCAGTTCAGCTTCGAGTAGTGTCAGTCACTCGCTGAGTTATCGCGGACTGATAGGAACGCTGCGAGAGCGCGTTCAGGGCGTGTCGTGAGTGAGCAAAGACAGCCGCTCACGTATTGCGCGACCCTAGAAACAGACAAACGCATGTGGCGCTCACGGTAGCGCGTTGGCGACGAATTCAAGTTTTGAGTTGCTGGAGGAATTAAGTTATGCAATCTTCCACTAGAGCTAATCTGGAAGAAAACTGGCGCTATCATGCAGCTCTGGCTGAATTTCACAAACAGCGTATGGAAGGCGGCGAAGGTGGTGAAGGCGAAAAGCCACCTGGGATAGATAATACTCTACCAGGTCCACAGCCTGATATTGATAATACATTGCCGACCACGCCACCTGCCAATGTTGACGTACCGTATGTTGGTGGTGCTGGTTATCCAGGTGGGGTATTGAATTGTACTATGGGCAATTGGGATGGTACCCCAGAAAGTTATGCATACCAGTGGAAAAGTGACGGTGAGAATGTTAAGGCTGGTACTGGTGGCGATGCCTATCAGGTACTTCCAGAAGATGTTGGACATTCAATTAGTTGTGTAGTAACCGCGACTAATGCGGCGGGTTCTACTGAGGCTCCAGCTTCTAATGCGGTGGTGATTGCTGCTGAACAGTCGCAACAGTCTCGCACACGCGGCGCGCCGCGACCAGCACCACAAGAAGCGCCGCAGCATGTTGGTGCTTTGCCGCGTCGTTCAACGCGTAATGGTTCTAATGGGGCGGCTAATCGCGACGAAGCTTTGTTTGCTTTGCACGATGACGTGGCGAAACAACTTCGTTCAGCTTTGGATGCGTGGCAAGATGCACCGTCGCAGCAACAGATGCGCGATGAGCGGCCAGTGCAACGTGTTGCAAGCCGCGCATCTGCACGCACTACCGCACGCGATACTTCGCGACGTGTTACCAGGCATTGAAAATCGTGTCGTCCGAGAAATACCATGGGACCTGAATGCCTGCCAAACTAACCATAACGCAAGACAACGTGGCGAATATTAAAAAAGCCATGCGTGAGTTGTCGCGTACTACGGTTATGGTTGGTATACC